TATCTTGAAGTCGCAGGGGTCAAGGTCGCGGGGCCGTTCTATGATATCCAGGTGGCCGAACCGCTGCTCGACGAGAACCGACTTTCTTATTCTCTCGCCGCCCTGGCGCGGGATTACCTCGGAGAGCAGAAGCAGGAAACCGCAATGGCCCGATGGCTGACAAGGGCCTTCGGCAATGAAGTCAAGATCAAGAACAATATATGGCGAGCGCCGCCTTCAGTTGTTGGTCCTTATGCGGAAAGCGATGTTGATTTGCCGTTGAGGATATTCGAGATACAGGAGAAAGAGCTTAAAAATCAAGGACTTATGTCGTTGTTCGAAATGGAATCGAAATTGATTCCGATGCTGGTCAAGATGCATATTCGTGGGGTGCCGGTTGATGTCGATAGGGCGGCCAGGCTCTATAAGGATTTGACCGACCGTCAGAATGCTTTGGTTGAAGAGGTCAAGAGGCAAAGCGGGATCGCGGTCGATCTTTGGGCCTCGGCTTCTCTTCAGAAGCTCTTCGATATGATCGGTCTGGAATATCCAAGAACCGAAAAGACCGGCGCCCCTTCTTTCAGGAAGGAGTGGCTTCATCAACAAGAACATCCCCTGGCGCAGATGGTCGTGCAGGCGAGGGAGCTTGACAAGCTGAAAGAGACCTTCGTCAAGGGCTACATTTTAGATGGTCATCACAATGGGCGCATCCATTGCCAGTTCAATCAACTGAGAAGCGATGCCGGCGGAACGGTCTCCGGAAGATTCTCAAGCTCGCATCCCAACCTTCAGAACATCCCAGCCAGGTCGGATACCGGGAAGATGATCAGGAGCGTTTTTGTTCCTGAAGCCGGCGAGCAATGGTGGAAGTTCGACTGGTCGCAGATCGAGTATCGGCTGATCGCCCATTATGCGGCCAAGCTCAAATTGCCAGGAGCGGAATTGGTGGTCGATCGTTACAACTCCGACCTGACAACCGACTATCACCAAGCCATTGCCGATATGGTCGGCATCCCAAGATCGCAGGCCAAGAATCTGAACTTCGGCCTGGCCTATGGTCAGGGGCTTGCGCTGCTCTGCCACAATCTGGGAGTGGAAATCGAAGTCGGGCAGGAGATCATCGAAAGCTATCACGAGCGAGCGCCCTTCATTCGTCCCCTGGCTCAGAGAACCCAACAACATGTGAATCAGAAAGGGTTCATTCGAACCCTGTTAGGTCGAAGGAGGCGATTCGATCTCTGGGAAAAAGATGGCCGGCTTGAGCGGGAGCGATTCCCTGGTGCCCGAAGAGCCTTCACCCATAAGGCGCTCAACTCCCTGATCCAGGGATCAGCGGCCGATATCATGAAACAAGCCATGGTGGAATACCTAGAGAGCGGCGTCCTTGATGTTTTGGGCGTCCCCTTCCTCACCGTCCACGATGAGCTGGATGGCTCATGTAGCGGCTCTACTCAGGCCCAGGAGGCCCTTGTAGAAGTCAGGAGGATCATGCAGGAAGTGGTCGCTCTGAATGTCCCGCTCTTGGCGGAGGGGGAGATCGGGTCGAGCTGGGGCGAACTCTTCCCGGCCTCCTTTATATAAGGGGAAATCGGGAAAAAAAATTTTTCTTCATTCTGCGATGGAATGCTAATAACCTAGTGAAGAGGGTTAAAAAAGTAGATGGATCAATTGGTTGATATACACTAGGTCTTACTCTTAGGACTTTCTTCTCTACTAGACCTATTGAAAACATCTATCCCACCGCGACGAATGCCTGGAAAAAATTTTGATTCCAAAATTTTTTTCCCTTATAAGGGGGAATGGGTTGGTTGATAGGAATGTGTCGGGCCAACCGTGGCCGCTTGGTCCTGGAAGCTCTTGAAGCTTCCGGGTTCTTGGCGTATTATCCGCAGACCTATCGGGATCAACGGAGGAAAGAAGTTGTCCCATTGTTTGGTCGCTACTTCTTCATCCAACATTGTGAGCGATGGGCGAGCCTTTTCAGTTTGAGGGGCCTGGATGGCCTTCTGACGGTCGGGGGCAAAGCCGTGACGATCCGTGATTGCGAGGTCGATGCAATCAAGAGCCGGGAGAAGGACGGGGTGGTTCTTCTTTCGGAGGAACGGCAAGAACGCTTTCGGAAGGATCAGGAAGTCATCATCGTATCGGGCGCTTTCGAGGGGAAGAGGGGAAAATACCTTTCGCGCGGATCAGGCAAGGATAGAGAGGCCGTGTTGTTATCCTTGCTTGGAAGATCGGCGAAAGTTGAAGTAGCAGCGAACGCACTGGAACCGGCCTAGTCGTGCGGGGTCTGCGGTTCAGGGCGCCAAGCAAAAAGTCGCTTGGGGCTGATGGCGGATGCGTGCCGCTACTGAAAAACATTCACGGGATTCAGAGATGGGAAATCTCGGCGGTCGAAGACCTGGAGCCGGTAGGAAACCTGGCAAGGTCGGAGCAGCAAAACGAGCCTTGGCTGAGATGGCGAAGGAACACGCCGAAGCCGCGCTCGAAACTCTCAGAGATGTTCTACAACATGGCGATAGCGAGTCGGCCAGAGTAACGGCTGCAATCGCGATTCTGGATCGGGCTTATGGCAAGCCGCCTCAGTCAATGGAGTTGACCGGGGCAGACGGAGGACCCGTCGAGGTCGCGAGGATTGAGCGATATGTTGTTGACGCAGAGCAAGTCATCGCAGCTCATAGCATCGAAAAAGAAGAACACGCTTCGCATTGAAACAGCGAGAGCCTTTCTTCCACTTCTGGCGCCATCGCGCTACAAGGGTCTCTACGGAGGGCGCGGTTCTGGTAAATCCCATTTCTTCGCTGAGTTGTTGATTGAGCAATGCTTGATGCGACCAATTCGGGCGGTCGGCGTCCGTGAGATTCAGAGATCGCTGGAACAATCGGTCAAGCGGCTCATCGAAGATAAGATCGCGAAGTTCGGGCTTGGGTCGAAGTTCAGATGTCTACAGACTCACATCGAAGCGCCGAATGGTGGCATCATCATCTTTCAAGGGATGCAGAATCATACAGCCGAGTCCATCAAGTCTCTTGAAGGTTATGACCTGGCTTGGGTGGAAGAGGCGCAGTCAATGTCGCAGAGGAGCCTAGACCTTTTGCGACCAACAATTCGCAAGCCAGGGTCTGAACTCTGGTTTTCGTGGAACCCGAGAGCGCCGACTGATCCGGTCGACTCGTTCCTGCGAGCTAATAAACCATCGAATGCAGTTGTCCTGAAAGTCAACTGGTCGGAGAACCCTTGGTTCCCGAATGTTCTTCGCGAGGACATGGAGTATGACAAAAGGCGCGATCCCGATCGTTACCGCCACGTCTGGCTCGGAGATTACCAACGAAACTCCGAAGCCCGCGTCTTCAGGAACTGGCGAATTGGAGAGCGCGAAGAGTTCAGAACAAATCCCGAACGATTCTACTTCGGAGCCGATTGGGGATTCTCAGTGGACCCAACTGTCCTTGTTCGATGTTATGTTGAGGGAAGATCGCTCTTCATAGATCGCGAGGCTTATGGGGTCGGGGTGGAAATCGACAGGACGCCAGAGCTGTTTGATCGAATTGAGAACGCGAGGAAGTGGCCAATCACGGCGGACAGCAGCGACCCGCAGAACATTTCCTACATGCGCCGCCATGGATATCCTCGCATCCAACCATCAATCAAAGGAACCAATTCAGTTGAACAAGGGGTCGAGTTTTTGAAGTCCTACGACATCGTTGTTCATCCGGATTGCAAGCACACGATCGATGAGTTGAGCATGTATTCTTATAAGATCGACAGCAAGACCGAAGAGGTCTTGCCGGTTCTGGAAGATAAGAAGAACCATGTCATTGATTCGCTGCGATATGCGATTGAGGGCCTTCGAAGAGGCAAAGGCTTCACGGCAACCGAGATGCGACTCTGATGGCAACAACCACCATTTCAACCATCACGCCTTCAAGTGATGATGTTTCTGCAACGACCCTCGCCTATCGCGAGATGCAGAAGCTCTGGGTCAAGCCTCGCGCCCTCATGGGCGGCACGGCGACCATGCGAGCTGCAACAACTACCTATCTTCCGAAGGAGGCCGGCGAGAGCCAGGCGGAGTATGAGAACAGGGTCGCTCGCAGCTTCCTATTCAACGCTTTCAAGAAAACAATCAGCAACGTGACTTCTAAGGTCTTCTCCCGGCCGATGGTCTTGAATGATGATGTCCCGGAGATGATCAAAGGCCGCGGTGAGACCAGGAACAAACCATATGTTGGTGGCTGGGCGGAGAATATCGATCTTGCGGGAAGAAACATCGATGTCTTCGCTGCCGATGTTTTCTCAGATGGCGTTCAGACCGGGATATCGCACATCCTGGTTGATATGCAGGCGCCAATGCGGCTGGTTGATGCCAATGGAGTTGAGCGGCTTCCGACCCTGGCAGAAGAGCGCCAGGCGAATCGGAGGCCGTATTTCGTTCATGTGAAGGCTGAGAATCTGATCGGCTGGCGATCAGAGAATATTTCCGGCCGGGAAGTTTTGACTCAAATCAGAATCAAGGAGTGCGTTTCGGTTCCGGATGGTGAGTTCGGCGAGGTGCTGGTTGATCGAGTTCGCGTCCTGGAGCCTAACCGTTATCGCGTTTATCAGAAGAAGAGCGAAGGGATACAGTGGGAGATCATCGAAGAAGGCCCGGTCACTCTGGGCTTCATTCCCCTGGCGACCTTCTACGCGAAGCGAACGGGCTTCATGACCGCAGAGCCGCCGCTGATCGACCTGGCTGATTTGAACATCGCTCACTGGCAATCCTCATCCGATCAACGACACATTCTTCACTTCGCCAGGGTGCCGATCTTGTTTGGTGCTGGGCTTGATACCGATAACGGCCTGACCGAGATCGGCAGCAACCGGATGCTGACGGCCCAGGACGCAGGCGCATCGCTTCAGGTCGTTGAGCATACGGGAGCAGCCATTGCCGCAGGGCGCCAGGACCTACTCGATCTTGAAGACAAGATGAGGATGATGGGCCTGGAAATCATGACCCCGCGATCCGGAGACGTGACCGCGACCGCCTCTTCCATCGATGCTGCTGAAGCTCACTCGACCGTCAAACAAATGGCCCTTGCCTTTCAGGACGCGGTAGAACAGGCGCTCGGCTTTATGGCGAATTGGGCTGGCAAGGCCGGCGATGCCGGCGGATCGGTTACCGTGAATACCGATTTCGGCATCAGCCTCATGAACGCAAGCGACATCGATCAGCTCATCAAAGCGAAGGCGATGGGCGACATCTCTCGCGAGACCTTCTGGGATGAGCTGAAACGGCGCGGCTTCCTACAAGATGACTTCGATCCTGATGAAGAGACAATCCGGCTTGAAGATGAGATGGCGACCTCTATCGAAACCGCTCAATCGATGATGGCGAACAATTCGAATGATGGAACAGACCAAACCACCACAAATGACGGAAACAGAATTTCAGACCAACAGCAGAATGAAACCGCGGCATGACCGTCAACGAAACCCTGGTCGATCTTGAGGTAAGGCACGCGGTCTATATCCAGCGGCTCGCCGCCGGGACGATCAAGAAAATAATCAAGCTCCTGGAAGAAGCTGAAAAGGAGATCGTCGCCAAACTGCAATCACGATCGGCCACTCTTGAAGGCTCCTTCACTTCCTCCCGCCTACAATCGCTCCTGAAGGCGGTCCGGGAAATCAACCACGACGGCAGCGTGGCCATCGGCAAGGAGCTGACGGCAGAACTGAAGAACCTGGCGCGGTATGAGGCTGAGTTTCAGGAAAGTCTGTTCGGGAAAGTCCTCCCGGTCAACTTCGATCTTGTGACCCCTAGCAAGGAGCTACTCGACGCGGTCGTTAATTCCAGGCCCTTGCAGGGTCGCTTCCTGAAAGACTTGGTTGCTGATCTTGAGGCCGGATCGATCAAACGCCTGACCTCGGCAATCCAGCTAGGGATGATCCAAGGCGAAACGACTTCTCAGATTGTCAGCCGGATAACCGGAACCTCTGCTCTGAAGTTCACCGATGGCGTCTCAGCGATCACCCGCCGCCAGGCGACCAACTTGGTCAGGACGGCAACCAACCACGTCGCCAATGCAGCCCGCGAAAAGTTCTACGAGGCAAACGAGGATTTGATCAGCTCGGTGCAGTGGGTCGCGACCCTGGATACCCGGACCTGCGAGATATGCGGCGCCCTGGATGGTGAGACCTTCCCCATAGACAAAGGACCACGGCCGCCGGCTCATCCATCTTGCAGATGCTCAACGGTTCCTGTCGTCAAGTCATGGAAGGAACTCGGCATCGATCTTCAAGAGGCGCCAGAAGGAACGCGAGCATCTATGAACGGGCAGGTTGCGGCATCGATGAGCTATTCGGATTGGTTGGCGAAGCAATCAAGTGCGGTTCAGAACGAGGCCCTTGGCCCTACAAAAGCGGCGCTCTTCCGGGATGGCGGCCTTGCGATTGATGGCTTCGTCGATAATAAAGGCAACATCCTTACGATCGATCAGCTAAAGGCGAAAGAGGCCGATGCGTTTGAAAAAGCCGGACTGTGAAAGGGCGACCAGCGTCAGCTCGGAGTTTTTGGAAGGGGAAGTTCGCGAGATATTTTGCCAGAGCTTCGTTGATGAGATGACATACAACGGAAAAAGAGCAATCTACAGGGGCTGTGAAAACGGCCTTCATCATTGGACGGCTTATCCCTGATGGCAACTCGCTCACCAAATCAGTTTGCGCTCGACATTGAAAAATGGGTCGAGAAGGCGAAGGGACGAACAACCACCGTCATTCGGAAGATCGCGCTCGACCTCTTCCGCTCGGTGATCTACATGAGTCCGGTTGATACCGGTCGCTTTAGGGGCAACTGGCAGTGTTCGATCAACATCCCGGCGAGTGGGGTTCTTGAGACCACCGATAAGAATGGTTCAGCGACTTTT